CGAGAGCGGATTCCAGTATTTCCCATGCTTGGTGCCACGCTGGGCCACCGCCGGCGGCGACATCTACGGGAACAGCCCGGGCATGGAGGCGCTTGGCGACGTGAAGCAGCTCCAGCATGAGCAGCTCCGCAAGGCGCAGGCCATCGACTACCAGACCAAACCTCCGCTTCAGGTGCCAACAAGCATGAAGAACCGGGATGTGGAAACGCTGCCTGGCGGCATCTCGTTCGTTGACGGTGCAAGCATGGGCATCAAGACCGCGTTTGAGGTGAACCTGAACCTGCAATACCTGCTGGCCGATATTCAGGACGTGCGAGAGCGCGTTCGTGGATCGTTCTACGCAGACCTGTTCCTCATGCTTGCAAATGCACCCTACACCCGCATGACCGCAACCGAGGTCGCCGAGCGACATGAGGAAAAACTCCTGATGCTGGGGCCGGTGCTCGAGCGACTGCACAATGAGCTGCTGGACCCGCTGGTTGACATCACGTTCAACCGGATGATTACGAGCGGTGCTGTTCCGCCGCCGCCGCCGGAACTGATGGGCATGGATCTGAACGTGGAGTTCGTGTCCATGCTCGCGCAGGCCCAGCGCGCAATCGGCACGAACGCCGTGGATCGGTTCGTCGGCAACCTCGGCCAGATCGCCACGATGAAGCCGGACATCCTTGACAAGTTCGACAGCGACCAGTGGGCCGACATCTACGCCGACATGCTTGGCGTCGATCCGTCACTGATCGTTGCTGACAAGGACGTGGCTATGGTGCGTCAGGCACGCAATCAGGCGATGGCAGCGAAGGAGCAGGCCGCAGCAATGCAGCAGTCATCGCAGACCGCCAAGAATCTGGCGCAGGCTCCAACAGCCGGTGAGCCGAATGCACTGATGGACGTGATGAACATGTTCAGCGGGTACGGTTCGCCTTCAGCAACGGAACTTTGAAATGCCATACTTCATGAAGACTCCGGCGGGTCCGTGGCTTTACAACTCAACCACAGGCGATTTCGTTGGTCTGAAAGATCCAGATGGAAGTGAACTGATCTTCGCTCGAGCGCCGCATACTGGCGCGTTCTTCGACTTGTCAAACCAGCCCGCGCTTGCAAACACTGCTACGCCAATGGAATACGACACGACCGACTTCTCGCATGGCGTGTCGGTTGTTAGCAATAGCCGAATCACTGTCACGCGTAGCTCGGTCTACAACATCCAGTTTAGCGCGCAGTTCAAGAACACAGATAACTCATCAGAGCACAACGTGAGTGTTTGGTTGGCTTTGAATGGAACCAATGTTGCAAACAGCAACACGCAGATCACGTTGCCACGGAAGCATGGTGGCGGCGACGGTCTGCTTGTTGCCGCATGGAATTTCTTCGTGACCATGAACGCTGGGCAATACGCGGAGATCGTTTGGTCTACGCCAAATACAGCTGTCTCGATTGCATACGAAGGCACGCTTTCGACGCCGACCCGGCCGGCAACGCCATCGGTGATTCTGACCGTCAATGAAGTCAATGGCATCGCATGACGGTGCCCGTACAAAATCTGGCATTTCATAAATTCCCGACGTGAGCAACTACGACCCGCTTGACCTGCGCAGCCAGGATCGCAGCAAGGCAGAACGCGAACTGCGTGAACGGCTGGCTCGGGAGAATGAAGAGGCGGATCTCAAGTGGCTCATGGGCAACAAGCGGGGCCGCCGCGTCATTTGGCGGCTTCTGGATCAGGCAGGAGTGTTCCGTTCGTCGTTCAACACCAACGCAATGACCATGTCATTCGCCGAAGGTCACAGGAACTACGGGCTTCGCATTCTGGGCATGATCCACACGCAATGCCCGGAACTGTATCCAACCATGATGAAGGAGCAGACAGCAGATGAACGAACCAACGATGATGGAAGCCGCAACTCCAACTAACGGCTCCCAGGCATCTTCGGCACCTAGCGGCGCTTCTGCGACGGCAGAGGCGCTTTATGGTGATGGGCAGAAGGCAACTGCGCCGAAGGACTCTCCAGCCGCCGAGCCGGCCACGGAGAGCAAGGCTGCGGACAACGTGACGGAGACCAAGGCCGAAACGCCGAAGGCTCCTGAAAAGTACGAATTCAAGGCGCCAGAAGGCCGCGAATTCGACTCGGAGGTGGTGAAGAACTTCTCCGAGGTTGCCCGCGAATTGAACCTGACGCAGGATGCCGCGCAGAAGATTCTCGACCGTATGGGCCCAACGCTGGCCCAGCGTCAAGAATCGCAGGTCAAGGCCATTCGTGGCGAGTGGGTTGCGTCAGCCAAGTCTGACCAGGAGTTCGGCGGCGAGAAGCTGGCCGAGAACCTGTCCACTGCCAAGAAGGCTCTTGACACGTTCGGCACGTCCGAACTTCGCACGCTGCTCAACACGTCTGGCCTGGGCGATCACCCGGAAGTAATCCGGTTCATGTACCGCGCAGGCAAGGCAATCAGTGAGGATCGGATTGTCACCGGAAGTGTCGGACAGGCCAAGAACGGCCCGAAGACGTTTGGTGACTTCGCCGATGCTCTGTACCCAAGTAACACCTAATCCCACGAAAGGGAAATCACAATGGCAACTCTCTCCACTTCTAACCTGACGCTCGCCGATTGGGCGAAGCGAACCGACCCCGAGGGCCGCGTGCCGGTCATCGCGGAGCTGCTGTCCCAGAGCAATGAGATTCTTGAGGACTGCGTTTTCAAGGAGGGCAATCTGCCCACCGGCGAGCGCGTCGTGATCCGCACTGGTCTGCCCGGCGTCTACTGGCGCGCGCTGAACCAGGGCATCCCGAACAGCAAGAGCACGACCGCGCAGGTCGATGAGGCTTGCGGCATCCTCGAGGCTCGCAGCGAGGTTGACAAGGATCTGGCGATGCTGAACGGCAACACCGCGCAGTTCCGCCTGTCCGAGGACGTGGCCTTCCTTGAGGCCATGAACCAGACCCAGGCGACCACGATGTTCTACGGCAACCCCTCCACCGATCCGAAGCAGTTTCTCGGCCTGGCGCCGCGTTACTCGTCGTTGTCCGGATCAAACAATGCGCAGAACGTAATCACCGCCGGTGGCAGCGGTTCAGACAACACGTCGATTTACCTCGTCGTGTGGGGTGACAACACCGTGTACTGCCCGTTCCCAAAGGGCAGCTCGGCTGGCCTGATCCACGAGGATCTTGGCGAGCAGACCGTCTACAACAGCGATGGCACCCGCCTTCAGGCTTACGCCACTCGCTACCAGTGGAAGAACGGTCTGGTGGTCAAGGACTGGCGCTATGTGGTCCGCATCTGCAACATCGACATCAGTGATCTGATGGCGCAGGCGACCACGCAGGCTCCTTCGGCTGCTACGGCCATCATCAAGCTGATGAGCCGTGCCCTGTACCGCATTCCCAACATGGGCATGGGTCGGGCTGCGTTCTACATGAACCGCACTGTCCACAGCGGCCTCGCGATTGCTGCGCTCGACAAGAGCCAGTACGTCCTGAAGGTCAATGATGGCCTGTCGCAGTTCGGCATGCCGTACAGCTGGCTGTCGTTCCAGGGCGTGCCTCTGCGCCGCGTGGATGCCATCATCAACACCGAAAGCGTCGTGTCCTGATAGACCCGATAGAAAGGAAACAGAAAAATGATTACTGATCGTCTTCTCGTCGTGTCCGGGTCGAACAACCCCGGATCTGCCATCAGCGGGCAGGCCATTACCGCTGACGCCGTTTCGACCGACACCATTGACCTCGGCACCGCCCGAGACATCGGTGAGGGTTCGGATCTGTTCATGGTGTTCACCGTGGTTGAGGCATTCAACACTCTCACCAGCCTCGACCTCGAGGTGGTGATTTCTGCGAATGCCAACCTCTCGTCGCACACCGTTCTTGCAGAGACGAACGTCCTGCTCGCTGGCCTGACCGCCGGCAAGCAGTACGTGGTCGCTCTGCCGCCGCAGATCGCAAGCCTCGGCCTGCGTTACCTCGGCGCCCGCTACGATGTGAACGGCACCAATCCGACCACTGGCAGCATCCTTGCCGAGATCGTGCACAACGTGCAGGATGGACGCAAGTTCTACGCCAGTGGTTTCTCGGTGACGTGATTCAAGGAGCCTGATCCATGCCAAAGGTCCGCGCGAATACTGTGTGCTTCGTAGACAACGGCCTCCGCAAGGAGGGTGAAGTCTTTGAGTACAACGGCCCGCCGAACGGCAATCTGACCGTCCTAGACGGACAGTTTGCACGGCCAGTCCAAGAAGCGCCTGCTGTTGCGGAGACCCCGCTTCAGCGGCGACCTGGCCGGCCACGCAAGGCGGTTTCGCACGATCAGCAGCAGGGATAAGGCGATGTGAGTTCGCAGTGACAGGAGGGGAGTCGCGGGGCAACCCCGGCTCCCCTCCATCACTAGGAGGCAGGCATGGCATCCGAAGTCGAAATCTGCAATCTGGCACTGGCGCACCTTGGCGACGATGCAACAGTCGCCAGCATTGATCCGCCGGAGGGATCGGCACAGGCGGAGCATTGCGCGCGTTTCTATGCGATAGCTCGAGACAGCCTGCTGCAAATGCACAACTGGAACTTCGCGTCGCGCCGCGTGGCACTTGCCAGCGTCACGATGCCATACACGATGTGGCGTTACGCCTACGCATGCCCAGGCGACATGATGGTTGCGGTGTCTGTTCTCCCTCCCGAGGTCGAGAACGACTACACCATTCGACCGTACCCGGC